CGAATGGTGCTGTCGTGTGGCTTCAGATCGGCGAAGCCTACATGATCGACACCACGCTTCCGCCTGACGACATCACGCGCACGACGCAGTGCTCGCGGATGACGGCAAAGCAATATGCCGATTGGGGACTGCCGACATGAGCGCCTACGTCATTGTGGCTGAAGGCATGAGCGATCTGCCTGACTTGTCTGAGGCGGACGAACGCATCATCGTTGCGGCGCGTCAGGCGATCAACCGCACGCTCACGCACACTCGTACGGCGAGCGCTCGCGACATCCGCAATCAGGTAGCGTTCCCGGCGAGCTATCTGACGGGAGAAGGCTCTCGACTGACCATCTCGAAGCAAGCCTCGAACGATAATCTCGAAGGCACCATCACCGGCCGCCAGCGAGCCACGTCGCTCGCGCGTTTCTCGAAGGATCGCGATCCTGCCGCTGCCCGTAGGAAAGGCGGCGTCTCCGTAGAGGTTAAACCCGGTGAAGCTCGCTTCATGAAGGGCGCGTTTCTCGTCAGGCTTAAAAGCGGCTCGGCGAAGACGGACACGCAATTCAATCTCGGGCTCGCGATCAGGCTAAAGCCCGGCGATCGCATCCAAAACAAGACGCAGATGCAGCAGTTGGATCACAACGTCTATCTACTCTATGGCCCCTCGGTCGATCAAGTTTTCGCACGGTTCGTGAGGATGTTGCGCCGGATGCCGAGAGCTTTCTCGCAACTGAATTCAGGCGGCTGCTCGACTTAAGGAACGTATAATGGCGAACCCGCGGCCCTTCCGTTTGCGCGTGCTCGATGGCGTAACGAACTGCCTGAAAGGCATTACCATCGCTAACGGATTCACCTACGACTTAGCCGATTCCGTCTTCAGGGGAAGACTGATATTCGGCGATGACGATCCAGTCCCACTCGTCGCTGTGAACGAGGCCCCGCTGCCTGCATCGCCGACCCCATCGAAGCCCGCCGCGGGCACGTGGACGGGACCATGGGAGTTGATGATCCAGGGATGGGTGGATGACGATAAGACGAACCCTACCGATCCCGCTCATTTTCTGCTCGCCGATGTTCGCAAGGCGCTCGCGATCGAGAAGCGAGACAATCAACTTCAGCGTGGCAAAGGGAACAACCTGTTCGGCATGGAAGGCCGCGTGCTTGATATGGAAATCGGCGCAATGGTCGTGCGCCCGGCCGAGCCCCAGGTGAACGAACTGACAAACTTCCTTTTGTCGGTAACGCTGGAAATTTCTGAAAAGATGGATGACCCCTACGCATAGGGTGAAATCTGTTCCTGTGTAGCAACCTCGTGAGGAAATAATCATGGATCAGCCCAACTACACCCTCGGTCGCGGGGAACTGTACTTCAACAAGTTCAAGCCGGGCACGCAGATCGGCGTCGGCGAACGTTACTTCGGTAACACGCCCGCCGTCGCATGGCACGTGCAGGCGAACAACCTCGACCACTACAACAGCGACGCGGGCGTGAAGGAAAAGGACATGTCCATCGCGCTTCAGACGGACCGCACCGGTTCGTTCACGACCGACAACATCGATCAGGAAAGCGTCGCCCTGTGGTGGTTTGGTTCGGCGCAGGCGCTCACCGTATCGGCCACGACCGGCGCAACGTCCAGCTTCGACGGCGTGAAGGTCGGTTACTTCTATCAACTCGGCGAATCGGCGACGAACCCGATGGGCGATCAGCTTGTCTCGAACGTGGTCGTGAAGAACGACATCGCGTCGCCTGTCACCTACGTAGCTGGCACCGATTACAACCTGAATGCCACGCTCGGTCGTATCGAAGTTCTCGAAGGCGGCGCTATCGTCGACGGTACGACGAACTTGCGCATCACCTACGATACGACGGCCTCGACTCGCGATCAGGTGCTCTCGGGCTCGACGCCGATCGAAGGGTCGCTGCGCTTCATCGCCTACAACCCGCAGGGCGACAACATCGACTACTTCTTCCCCTATGTGAAGATCACGCCGAACGGCGACTTCACGCTCAAGGGCGACAACTGGCAGGAAATCCCGTTCACGCTCGAAATCCTGAAGAAGACGGGCTACGAGGCGATGTACTCGTCCAAGCGCGCGGTTGCGAGCTAATCAGGGGAATCCGACATGGGTCTGAAAGACTTGCGGCTCCCCACGGAGCTAGTCGAAGTGCCGGGCGGTGGCGAGTTCACCGTCCGGGGCTTGTCCCTCACAGACATGCGGGCGCTCGTGACGAAGTATTCGACCGAACTCGCTCAGCTTTTCGAACTCTTCTCGCAAGACGGCTCGACCGACGAAGCGAGGATCGGAAATGCTGCTGCGACGGCTGCTCGCTTCATCAACGAGTCTCCTTCCATTGCCGCGGAAGTGATCGCCATCGCGAGCGGGGAGAAGGACGTGTTTGAGATCGTCCTTGGGTTGCCGTTCCCGATCCAGGTGGATGCGCTGACGAAGGTCGGCAAACTTACTTTCGCGTCGGAGGACTCCGCAAAAAAGTTCCTTCAGACCGCCCGCAGCGCGATCGGAATGTTCAAGGTCAGCCAGCAAAGCTGACACTGGACAGTTGGTTGTGGGGTGTCCGCAGGCAAGTGAGCCTTCTGATTTCCGAGGGCCACGCGGACGCCTCGCACTATCCGATCGGGATGGTGTGGGACGAATCACGGCTTGCAGTCGAGCGGATCAACAGATTCCACGCGACGCAAGCCGTTCTCACACAGCAGGCGGTCGCTTCGATCCTGTCGAAAGATAGTTCGAAGGAATTCAAGAACACGATTACCGGGCTAAACGAAAATGGCTAACAAGGGTGATGTCGATCTCGTAATTCGGGCGAAAAACGAGGCGAGCAAAGCGCTCGATACCGTTTCGAAAGCCCTCGATGCCCTCGACAAGAAGCAGAGCGAGGTCGGCACTTCCGCCAACAAAGCCGGTAATCTACTCGATCAGTTCGCAAAGACAGTCGGCGTCGTCGCAACAGCCTACGACCGGCTCAAGTCCGACGCCGATCGTGCCGCGCAGTCCTTCACGCGGCAGGAAGCAAGCCTGAATGAGAACAAGGCGGCGTATGCCGCGCTTGCCGCTCAGATCGAGGCTGCTATCAACGTTCAGCAGCGCATGGCGAACTTCGTCGGGCCTCGCACGAAGGAGCAACAGCAGCAAGTCGCTCTCGTCGCCAAGGCATACGATGATCTCACCAAGCAAGCCGAGAAAGTCGCAACGTCCGAT